GTGCCGCTGTTGCTTTGCGTGCCCCAGTTCAGGTTGCCCGACACGTCGTTGCCCGTGAACTCCTCCAGCCCCCAACTCTTGGTGCGCATGGAAAATGCCGGAGCGCACAGAGCCCACTTTGCTCCGCTGACGCACGGCATCTTACCTTGGTCGGTGGAGCGATTGAACGGCGGAAGAGTTGAGTACGTGAGCGCGCCCATGAGGAAGAGCGCGACGATGCCCAGCCACACGCGAGAGTTTTTCATCAGTCCACCCACCAGTTGCCGTCTTTGTCCGTGAGCCAGTCGACGCGACCGGGCCCGAGTTCGATGTAGTTGTCGGCGCCTTGGTCCACGCCGACGAAGAAAATCTTTTTCCCGGTCGGAGGATACAACCGCACGATGAACCCGCTGCCGTTGCGGATGGTGCCGTGCGTGCCGAACCCGGTGCCGCCCTTCTCCACGTCAGTGAAGAAGCGGATGGAGTGTCCGTCGGCTGTGCCGCCGTCTGCTCGTACGAGCGTTTGCTGCGTGCCGATGATTGTCGCCGCACCCTGCGTGCCGGCGGTCGCCGGGATGACCTCGGCGTAGGCACCAGCGCTGTAGTCGCCCGCGCCGGTGTCGGTCGTGGGCAGCGCGCGGTTGGCGCAGTACTCTTTCTTGTACGACTCGATTTGAATCGAGCTGACCTGGAGGTCGTCGAAGTTGTCCGAGCTGTTGTTGAGGATGCGGAACTGCCCGAGCATGGTCCACTTGTTGTCGGACCAGTAAGCAAACGTGCCGCCGTTCTGATAGTTGCGGATGCTCAGGTTCGCCCATGTGACTGCGGCGCCGTCGAGCGACAGGTCCGCCGCGCCGGACAGCGATGCGCCGGTGAAGGTGTAGTACCCTCCGCCGTCCACGATGACACCGTAGGCCGCGCTCGGGTTCGAGCCTGTGAAGCCGGCACCGTTGGCCTGAAAGCGCGCGTTGGCGGTGAGCGATAGCGGCGTGACGGTGCAGCTATTGGCGTCGAGGTCGAGCGCGACGAAGCTGTTCTGGCGCATGCGCACAGCGGTACCGGTGCAGGCCTTCGCGCTCACCGTCGCGACAGCTCGGCGGAAGTGGTCCATTTGCAGCCGCGAGTTGTCGAGCACGAGGTTGGTGAACTGACCGCGCCCGCCGTTGAACACGTCCATCAACGACGTCGAGCCTCCGTGCGCCCACAGCGAGCGGCACGACAGGTTGTCGGTGTCGTAGATGCCCATGCCGGCGAACGCCGTCGTCGCGATGTCGAGCCCGTAGAACTCAAGCAGGCGGTTGCCCTGTCCGAAGAAGCCGTAGAACACGGAGCCGGCGTTGTTCTTGAGGTTGCGCAGCCACACACGCGCGGTGTTTCCAAAGAGTCCTACCGAGTACGTGAGCGGGCCGTAGCTCGCTGCGGCCTGCCCGAGCAACGTCGCTACGTCCACGATGCGAAACGTCGTCGTGCTGTTGACACCGTTGAGCGCGTCGATGGTGATGGTGTCGACGGTGTTGCCCTTGATGACGCGCATGCACGGGCCGCTGTTGAGGATGAGGTTCGACTGCGTGTCGGCGTAGTAGCCGCCGCCGCCGGTTGGCAGGAAGATTTTCCCGCGCAGGTTGTCGACGGTCCAGTCGGCGGCGCCGGTCGGTTTCTTCACGGCTGTCGTCGTCGTGCCGCTGCCGGCGGTGCCGGTGTTGAGTCCGGTCGTGAGCGTGCTGTTGACGAAGTCGCCGACGATGTCCACGGTGCCGCCGCCGGTGAAGCCTTGAACAGTGACGCCTGCGGCAAATGTGTCAGGGTCGCAGTTGACGCGGTGATAGAATCCGCCGGTGTCCTTGAGCAGCGAGTCGATGGCGGCCTGCACGGTCGCGAACGGGTACGCGGTCCAGTCGCCGCCGGAGATGCGTGACGGACGCGACGCGTTGCTGTCGCTTCCGCCGCCGGCGTCGACGCGGAGAACGGCGTTGCTCGTCATGGACGTGACGACCTGGAACTGCGCGATGTTCCAAGTGGTGAGGTCGGAGGCAAGCTTCCACACGTCGCCGGTGTCTTGCTGATAAACGAGCAGGCCGTCGACGCGGCGCTCGGTCGCAATGGACGTGCGAGCTGCGGCGTTGGCGACTTGGTGAATGCCGCCCTTGACGTCGGTTTGCAAAGCGATAGGGAACGTGCCGCTGTTCTTCGGACGTGCCGTGTCGATGAGGTCGATGCTCATGTGACCACCACGGTCGTGGAGCCGAGGCTCGGGTTAGTGCTGCGGTATAGGGTGTAGTCCTGCGTGACGCCGTTGGCGTTGGTCACGCTGATGGTCGTGCTCACGAGGTTGAAGCCGCCCTCGAAGCCGCCGACGGTGAACGTCGCTGCGCCGTAGGCCGTCGGGTAGGCGTAGTATATGTACTCGCCGGGGCCGGCGTTGACGCTGAGCGACGCCGAGCGCGAGGACTGGAGCTGGCTGCTCGCGAGCGCCTCGATGAAGGCCTCGTTGTTGCCGGAGGCGTTGCTCGACACGCCGTAGTAGCAGCGCGGCCTCCACGCGTAGGAGGCCTGCGCAGTGTCGTTGACGGCACCCTTGTAGGCGCTGAGCGTGAACGAGACCGCCGCGTTGTTCGCCGTCTTGGCGTAGGTGTTCGGCATGGTGCCGGCGGTGAACGGGCTCGACAGCGTGAGCGCGGGGTTGCCGTCGTTGTCGGTGATGCTCGCGCTCGTTGCCGGGCCGCCGGTGTAGCTCGCCGTGAAGCTCGGGTTGACGACGTTCGCGCCGACCTCGACGGTACCTCCGCCGGAGAGCGAGGCGTTGAACGCCGGGTCGAGGTCGTCGAGCGAGAGCTTGCGCCATGACGGGTTGCCGGACCCGTCGTCGACCAACGTCTGCGACGCGGCGGCGTTGGTGTGCGGCGCGAGGCCGTTCGCCGCCGACGTGACGACGGCGGTCGTGCCGCCTCCTCCGCCACCAACGGCGTCAGCGTTGACTATAACCTGCGCCTGCACTGTCTCGACGATTACACGCACACCATCGTCAACGACGACGACCTGCGCGGACTCGCTCTGGACGATGACCTTGCTCATCGCACCACTGCACGCGGGTAGAGCTTGGCGACGCCCATCAGGTAGCACTTGTCCGACGTGCCGGTCGCGCCAGCGGGCGAGGCGAAGTAGTTGTAGTACGCCGGGAAGAAGCGCTGCGGCAGCGTAGGCGTCGCCGTCGCCGTGATGGCCGCTGTCGAGCTGGCCGCCGCCCATAGGCGCATCGAGCCTGCCGACGCGGCGACGGGCAGGACCATCACTTCGAGCAGGAGCAGGCCGCCCTCGTGCGGCTGCGTGCGCACCTGGCACTTGTGCGAGAAGCCGGTGAGGTCGACCGGGCCGCTCGCGTCCTCGATGGTGATGGGCAGCGAGAACTCGACACCGCGTTGAATGACGATGTCGAACTCCGCCGGTTCATCCATGCCTGCCGATGCCATCGAAGCCTCCTAGTAGAGCGGCGGGAACGCCCGCCGCCCCTGATTTGCCATGAGCGTGTAGACCAGCGACTGAGCGGTCAGGTTGTTCTCGACGGAGTTGGCCTCCCAGGAGACAAAGAACTCGTTGAGGTAGCTGGAGCTGAGCACCTTGGTGATGACCGAGTTCTGCGTGATGCCGCCGACGATTGGTCCAGGCAGTTGTTTCCATTCGCCTCCGAGCGTCGGGCACGCCCAGAACGCACCGGAGCCGCCAGCGGTGTTGTAGTTGTTGAGGTAATACATCGAGCGCTTCGTGTCGTAGTACATGAACGACGGAGTGTTGCTCAGCGCCGGGGAGAATGTCGGCACCACCGAGGTCCAGTCGGCCGCCGTCCCCGGGTTGCCTGTCGCGCCGTCGAGCACGATGAACGAGCCGGACAGGGCCACGACGAACGTGTTGTTGTGCGCGAAGTAGAACACCGGCACGCTGCCGTTGATTTGGTTCAGCGGCGTCGAGTTCATCGTCACCTGGGACAACGTGCCGGGTGTGGCGCTCGACGAGTAGTAGAGCTTGCGCGGCGTGGACGGGAACACCTGCGCACCAAAAATCATGTAGCGGTCGTTGAAGGCTGGGTTCCCTTGGATGAGGTCGCCGGCAGTCATGTTCGACAGCGTGTACGAGCCGGTGATGGAGCCGGACGCGGACGTGTGCAAGCCGATGGGGTTGGTGGCGTTGAAGACCATGTAGCGGCCCGTCTGTTTCCAGAAGAACGGAGCCTTCCATCCCGAGAAGCTGGTGACCGAGAACGTCGTCTGCGACCACGTCGCGCCGTAGTCGGCGGTGTACTGGAGCACGCCAATGCCGCCGCTGCCGGAGCCCTTCTGTGTGAAGCTCGCGATGAAGCGCCCGTTGACGGAGTCGTAGCAGATTCCGTTGAGAGAGCCTGCGGATAGCGCGGTCGGTTGACTGAACGCGTAGGAGCGACCGCAGTCGCGCGAGACCCAGATGTAGCCGGTGGCTGCACCGACGGTGGTGCCGATTTGGTACGCGGTGGCCATCGCCATGAAACCGGACGCGCCGTCGTAGGCGATGCTGGAGTTCGGGAAGCTCACGTCGAACGGGTTGCCGAAGTAGAAGCGCATGTTTGCAGCGGACGTGGGGAACGTGCCCGACGCCGTCAACCCGATTTGCTCCCACCGTGCGGTGTCGGCAAAGAGCACGTTGTCGATGAGCCATCCCACGTTCTCGTAGGCGGTCTTGTGCAGCCAATTGACGTGCGGCGCGGGAGGCACGTCCGGAGTCGCGCCACCGGTCCAGCCGGCGAGTCGCTTAGCCGTGGACGGCTTGATGGCGTAATTGCCGTAGCTCGCTGCGGAGGTCGCCCAGTCGGCGAGGATGTCAATCTGCTTGGCCATTTATATCATCGTCCTTCCGGCGAAGAACCGGGACTTGCCGTAGCCGACGCGCGCCGGTGTGGTGCCCGGGATGCCAACCAAGAGGCTCATTGCCGGGAACGTCGCTCGCGCGTCCTGCTCGATGCCTACCTGCCTGTTGTTGTAGCCGGCAATCACGACGTCGGTCAAACCGGATAGCGTCGACAACTGCTTCCACGGGTTGCCGTCGTCCGGGAAACCTCCGTAGAGCACGCCACCGGCGATAGCCACGAGGCCTCCTTGGCCATTGGTGCGCAGCTCGGTGATAGGCGAGGTGATGCCGTGCACGTTAGGGTCAATCTCCGACCACGTGTTGCCGAGGAGGTCCGAACAGTAGGCGATGAACCCCTTGCCGTCGGTGCGCGACCCGCCAGCCACGATGATACCGGCACGCTCCATGTTCGTGGCTGCGTTGACGGCAGAGACCGAGGACGGCAGCACGTTCGATAGCTGGGTGGTAGTCGGAAACGCATAGCTCATGACGTGGCGAGAATCGCCGAAGAACAACATCTTCCAGGTTCCGCCGGTGTACGACGTCCCGCTCATCGCGAAAGCTGCGGCGCCGAAGTTCACCGTGGACATCCCGGTGGGTGGCGTGATGCCGCTGAATGTGTTGTTGAGGTCGAAACCAGAGCTGACGTTCTGCAAAAAGACTTGACCTTTGTCGCCCATCACAGCGGTGAAATCACCGAAGCTCGATGCGTACAGGGACATGCGCTCGACGCGCCGAAGAGGAGCCGCCGATGCTGCGGGGCTGAAGAGCGTCGCGGTCACGTCGGTCCACGTGTTCGCTGCGCTCGCGCGGTATGCCTTGCCACCGGTGCCGCTCGAACCGATGACCATCACCTTGTTGCTGCCGCTTGTGTCGCCGACGATGTCGTTGACTACGAGAGCGGCAGGCAGCGTGTTCGAGTAGATGGCAGTCGCACCGGCGTTGTCGTACGAGTATACCTCGTACGCGTTGGCGCTCGTGTTGAGCCCGGCGACGAAGTATCCGTTCGCCGCGTTTGCGTCGCCGTTGCAAACCTTCACGCTCGTGAACCCGGCACCGGTGGTGCCGATAGCGGCTGGCGTAGCAAAGCCGGCGAAGGCGTCGTTGAAGACGAAGCGGTCGCGAAGCTCTCCGATGTTCTCGCCGATGGTTCGATAGAGCCAGTTGGCCGTCTGGTACTCGTACTTGCCGTCGATGGCGAGCCCGGCGTCCCTCACTGTCTGCACCGGGCGCACAGCCTCGGCGGTACCGCTGACGGCCCACGCGCAACTGACGTTGATTTGCTTGCTCGCGATTGTCATAGGGTCCCCAGCACGCCGCCGAGTCGTCCGCCGACGCCCGGGCTAGCGGTGGTGCCGAAACCTATCGTCGCGGACGTCTCGACTAGCGAGTCGTTGAGTGAGAAACGGAACGCCGAGGCTGCCGGGGATGTCGGCCACGAGAGATTGTAACCGACGCCGGCAGGCAGCAAATCGTGAAGCACGTCAGCGTAGGCTTGGGCGGTAGTGTACGAGAACCCGGTCGGCGTGGAGAAATCCAAGTCCACTTCGGCGACGCCTGCTCCGTCGTCATACGTGAACGTTTGGTCGGTAGGCCCGGTGAGCAGGTCGAACGCAAGCAAGATGGAGTCCGGCGTGCCGCTCGACACGTTGCGGAGAATCTTCGTCTTGATGGCGATGCGGTACGGTTCGTCGGTGCGCGTGTTGCGTACCTCGCCGACGATGCCGCCGAGGATGTCGAGCTGTTTGCCGAACGCCGTGTCCACCGAGCGCTTGGTGAACATGTCGTAGAGCATGTCCTCCACGTCTTGAATGGTGACAGACCACGCGCGCAGGAGCGCCTCGATGTTCGGCTTGCTCTTAAACTGATGCAAGAGCAGGTCGACCATGCGGTCGGCGTGGTCCGTGATGTGCGCGACGCTCATGCTATCCACACCGTCACGCGGCTGGAGTCGAACTTCGCGCGCTCGCGCAGACCGATTGGAAGGTTGGCGACGCCCGACGGCGACGCAGTGAACGCCGTGAATAGCGCGGTCACGTCGGTGACGCCGGTAACGAACGCCGCCGCGACGAGCGCGTTGTAAGACACGTCGTTGTCGATTTTACGTCCGTTGCCGTAGTCCGTGAATGCCGTGACGAAGTCCGCAGTCGCGCCGCTGTAGCCGGTCCCGGTGACGGCAGTCAGCGCGATGTAGACGTTCTTCGGCGTTGCCGGCGTGTAGCCCATGGTGCGGCTGTTGCCGAGCGCGTCGACTGCCGTGCCGACATTGGTGCCGTAGGCGCTGATGCCTGCCGGCTTATTGTCCCAGACGGTTTGCGCGATGGCGGTCGATGTGGCGGTGCCGACGTCGACCACGCACTCGAAGCTCTTGGCTGGCAGTCCGTTGGCGTCAACCACAAGCGTCACGTTCTCCAGCACCACGGCGTCGAGCACGCCGGTCGTCTTGAGCATGTTCGCCTGGATGGCGTCGACGGTGGCTTTGCCGGTGGAGACGAGCAGCGCAGCACGACGCACGCGCAGCTCGGCGTCGCTCTCGCCGTTCTGTCCGCGCACAGCGTCGAGCTGATTGGTGACGCTGACCCATCCGGAGACCGGCGTGTCGATGATGGTGAGCGTGCCGGCGAGGCCTATGATTTCGCCGTACTCCTCGGAGACGAACGGCACATACGTGCTCGATGCTGCGCCGAGCGTGGCGCTCGCCGGGTTGGTCCAGTACGTGCCGGTGGCGGTGTTCTTCACGCGGCGCAGCGCCGGGATGACCGTGCCGTTGACGCCGCTGAGCGCGAGCGAGACGGTCGACTGGAGCGCCGCCTCGCGCGTGACGCCGGTGAGCTGGCAGAGCTGGTCGAGGCTCGTGCCTGTCGCCGTGTCGACGTTCTGGCTGGCCCACACCTCGTTGCCCATGTCCCACAGCTCGGCGACCTTGGTGCCCATGATGCCGTTGAGCAATCCGAAGACAGAGGTGGGCCGGACGTTCGTGCTTTGCCCGAACGCGTTCTTCTCGCCGGCCTCAAGCTCGGCGATGATGGTGTCCACGTCCTTGGTGACGAAGCCTGTTGTATCTAGTCCGGCCACGCGAAGCCCTCCTTAACTATGTATCACGAGGGCCTCTTGGCCCTCAACGATGGTGCCGGCGTCGGTCGTGACCCGGAAGGTTATAGTGCCGATGCGCGTCGCCTTGTCGATGACAGTCTGTACGCTGTCGATTTGCGTGACGCCGGGAATGCTCTGGAGCGCGCGCCTGTACTCGTTGCTCACCTCGTCTGGTGTGACGCCCTTCTTGCCGAGGATGCGCCCGAGGAAGTCGATGCCGATGCGCCTGTCCAACTTCCACTCGCCGAGGAAGAAACGGCAAGCGATTTGTATCTCCTGCGCGATGGCCACGTTGTCGCTCACAAGGGAGAGCTGCAAGCCGGTGAGGTCGATGTCGTTGTCTGCGGTGAGTTTTATGTCGGTCATTTTGCGTACACCTTGACGGCCTTCACGTCGTTGACTGTTGCGGGTGCTGAGGCCGAGCTGACGGGCGTGCCGCTGGTGCCGGCGACCGGGCCTGGCGCAGCGGCAACAGTGTATAGACCCTGCGTATGAGTGTGACTGTTGAACGTCGTGACTAAGCTGTTCACGGTGTTCCTCAGCGCGGTGATTTCGTCCTTTACGAGCTTCGCGAGTGCGACGAGCTGGTTGTCGTCGAGTCCCTTCTCCCCGAGCATGACCTTTGAGTCGCTGTGAATGACGATGTTGTCCGGGTCTGGAGACGGGATGGAGGCACTGGCAGGGTATAGTCCCGGCTCGAACGTCGCGCCGTCGAAGTTGTGCATGCTGAGTGACTTCGGGTCGACTACCTCACCTTTGTTCGACGCGCTCCAGTTCGACAGCGACCTGTCGGTGAAGACGAGCTTGCCGAGGTCGCCGGCCTTGAGTGGAAGCGTTATCCACGCCGTGCCGCAGCGAAACCACTGGATAGGCACGTCTTGAATGGTCGGGAACGTCTTCAGCTCGACGGTGCCGTCGCTCTGTGGCTTCTGGTCCTTGAGCAGGATGTCCACGTCCACGGTGCCGTCGGAGCTGTTGTACTTCGCAATCTTGCACGGCAGCGATACGCGGAACTCCGAGAGACGCGCGTTGATGGCGTCGACGAGTAGCGTGGCGAGCGTAGGTTCGCGCGGGACGGTGCTCATTTGGTGAGTATCTCCATGTTCGAGTAGAACGGCGTGTTGAAGCCGTTGTTCCCTTCGTGCGTGACCTTCTGCACGATGAACTGTCCCTTGATGGTGCTCGTGCCCTGCACGTCGATGACGCTGCCTGGGATAATGCTCGGCTGCAAGAGCGACTTCACCTTGCCCTTCGCCTTGCCCGTTTTTTTGTCCTTCTCACCAAGCTCTGGCTCGCCGATGAGACCGGAGTCAGGAGACAGCACGACGGCGGTCTTTTGGTTCTGCCCGGTGGCGTCGACGAACTGAAACTGTCCGTCTTGAATGGAGAAACGGAAGCCGTAGCCTCGCACCAGCTCGTCGAGCACGCGCACTGCGTTGCCGCTGAGCGCGCCTCCGCGCGGGAACTGTTCCTTGAGCTTCGCCTTCACCGTCTTGGAGAAGTCGCCAGGCAACAGCGTGTCGAACGTGTCGAGAATTTCCTCGACCACCTTGGAGACCTGTTTGCCTTTGGACCACGTGAGCGCGACCTGCGCGTTCTTGTAGTCCTTCTCGCCGTCGCCGGCCTCGATGATGGTGACCCAGTCGGCGCCGATAACGGCGCTCGGAGCGTAGCGTACGTCGCCCACGAACACCTGCCCGTCGGTGCGCTTGTAACCGACGGTGATGGACACCGCAGCTTTGTCTTTAGTCGACGACGACTGGCACGCCGCTTGTAGCTCGGGCGGCAAGTTGTAGACTTTAATCTTGGCGATGTTCGGCTCGGGCTCCAGCGTGCGCACCACCTCGAACTCGCAGTCGTAGTCTTCGAGGAGATTATCCGCGATGTTCACCTTGACCACGCGCTCGAACAACAGCTCGCTCATGAAGCATCCGCGATGTCCGCCGCAGTGAGACCCATGGCGGCGAGCGCAGCGAGCGCCTCGTCGTCGGTGTCACCGCGCAGCGCGCGCAGGTCGACCTGCTCCAGGTAGTAGATGGTGCATCGTCCATCGGGCGAAAGGTCGTACCGACCCGGGTCCGCGTCAGTGCCGCTGGAGTCGCGCACGAGAAGAGCGCCACGGAATGTGTTCACTTGGTCCACCCACCACTCGAACAGGTTGGTGCCTGTTGTGATTTTGTTTCCGCTGAGCAGCTCGGTGCCGTCGGTGAGCGCTACGCTGAGGAACCACGCGCTCGCGCGCTCGTTCCAATAGAACGTGAAGACGTAGTCGATGCCGTCCAGCTCCTGGCTGAACGAATAGAAGTCGTCGTCCTTGCTCTTGCTCGTTGGCAGCATGAACATACTAGGACCCCAACTTTTGCAGGGCCTTCTTGCCCAGCTCGACGATCTTGTTCAACGCCTTCTTGGTGACCGTTCTTGCGCGCTCGACCGGCGGCTTCCGCTTCGGCTGTGCGCCCTTGTTGTTCTTCTTCTGTTTCGTGTCGCGCTTCGGTTTGGAGATTTGCGACTGCTTCGACGAGGCCTTGCGAACCTCTTTGAAGGTGAGCGTGACCTCGACGTGCCCGCTGCTCTCGACGGTGACCGGCTCGCTCTTCTTCTGGAGCAGCATGTTCTCGTAGGTGCGGCGCGTCGTCTCGATTTTGAAACGCCACCCGTTGGACTGCTGGTCCATGATTTCGTCGAGCTGGTCGCTCACCTCGGCGGCGCTCTGCGCGGCTGCGAGCTTCTTGATGATTTCGTCCGGGCTCGCCGGGAAGTCTGTGAACATCGCGACCAGCACGAGCGGGCGAGGCTTCGCCTTCACGTTGTCCGTGACTGGGATGCCCTTGCTCACCGGGTGGTCGGTGATAATCATCTCCTTCTCGTGCTGCTGCATCTTGGTGACGTCGATTTCCTTCGTCCACACGAGCACGTCGTTCTCGTCGAACACCGTCAGCTTGGTCCGCTTTTGCGGGAATGGAATTAGACCGCTCATCGCGTAGCCGCCGGATAAGCTGCGCGCAGCTCGCTAGAGAGAAAGTCTTTCATAGCCGCGCTGCTCTGGTTCGCGACCTCGCGAGCGTCCATGCCGGGCGCGGCGTTGATGGTCTGATTGATGCTCGCGCTGGCGGAGCTGTTGTTGATGTTGGTTGAGCTGTTGCTCACCGACGATGTGCTTGGCGTGACCACAGTGCCGCCGCCGAAGAGCGAGCCGAGCGCGCTCTTGACCGGGCCGATGAGGTTGTCGAGCACCCTCGACGCGACGCCGCTGACGGCCTCACCGATGTACGAAAAGAAGTCGACGAACATCTGCTTGAACCCGCCCATCACAGAGCCGAAGTCCTCCTTCAGTTTATCCAGCGCGGCGGCGATGCCTCCCTCGGTGAAGAGCGCGATGAGTTCGGTCACGTAGAGCGTGACGTCTTTGACGATGCTTGCGGCTTCCTCGAA